GGAAACTTACAAAAATATATCCTAATCTTGGTTTTGGACTTGCTGAACTAGGATCAATTACAGGAGAAATATGTCCAGGTAATCCTGGCAAACGTTTGTTCAGAATGGTAAAGTCCAAGTCTATTGTCGTGTGGTATGGACTCAACAACATGGGTGCAGAAAAACTATCATCGCGATTGGCAGGACAAAAGTTTGGAAGACTACGTGTGGGGATCAATGCCGCACTGTCTAACATGTCGTCTGAATTCAATCTTGAATCATCTATTGCTGACTATCTAAAAACAATGACACTGTTCAAAGACATTGGTGATTACTACACAGTGAACATTAGTTGTCCTAACACACAAGAAGGTGAACCATTTGTCCACAAAGACAAACTTGATGCACTGTTGACTGCAATCAACAAGCACATCAGGCCTATCACAGCCAAACCTATCTATGTTAAACTGGCAGCTGACATGTCAGTGGAGGATATCAACACAATAGTTGATGCATGTGTCGAACATAAGATGGAAGGTGTAGTGTGTACCAATCTTGCAAAGCCGAAGTACAACACAGAACACAGACCAGAAGAATATCCTACAACCAAAGGACTGTTGCCTGCAGGCAAAGGGGCAATGAGTGGATTGCCATTGCAACGCATATCAACAAATGTTGTGCGTCATGTGTACAGAAGAACAAGAGGCAAGTTGACGATCATTGGTGTTGGTGGAATTTTCAATGCCAGAGATGCTTATGAAAAAATTACATCAGGCGCTAGTTTATGTCACATGATCACAACAATGATATTTGATGGTCCACAAAACATCAACGAGATCAATAGAGGTTTGGTTAAACTACTGAAAGCAGATGGATTTAATACAATTGCAGAAGCAGTAGGATCACGTAATCCATTACCAAAAGTCCAACAGCCAACACAACTTAAATTAGTTCAATCAGCTTAATTGTAAAATTTATCAATCGATATTGATTCACACTCAATGGCTTCAATGTAATCTGAATTGTTGAGATGTTTTATTCTACCAATACCACGTACCACATCATTGTCTGTATATGAAAAGGGTCGATTGATAGTGATATCTACGTAGTAGCCGTTATCTACTCCTAGTGTGACAAATGTTACATATTTCTTGTTTCCGGCTTTGTAGACACGTCCATTTGCAATTAAACCGCAAAATTCTACACGGTCAAGATATAGATGCTTTGTATAAAAGCCTGGCAAGAAAGATTTATTAGACCACCAACCATACTTTTTGTATTGGTACACTGGATCGTCCCATCGATCTGTTTTGGAAATGGTTGTGGGTTCGAGGCCAGCTCTTTTGGCTTCTGTCTTGTACACCCAACGTTTGTAAGATCCTTTGCAGTGTTTGAGAGCTCCTTTCCAAAATCCTTTGAGGTTGTGCGCCTTTTGGTATGCTAGTGCCCATATCAATCTACCTAAATTTACAGCATGTGCCCTGCACAATCCAAAACCACTGAGTGCTTGTAATGATCTAAATATTTCATCCTTGCGTGGATGATCACCTAGTTTGGTCATGAACTGCATTACTTGTTCTTCATTCTTTTTGGCAAATGCCCTGCGATACATGTCTGCTTCATAGGTGCTACATCCAATTAGTTTGGATATCTGCATGATGGCATCATCTTCACACACCACCACATCTGATATCCTGTCAGATGTCCAATCATTGAAGAATGCGGCCTTGCGTCTGCCTTCCATGGCCACTGGACGTATCAGTGCTGTGGCAAACACACAATCAAGCATTGACTGTGGGCGTATGGCTCGAAACAATCTTCGCATGGCTGGAGATTCTCCCTGGGTAACCCCCAACACGTCTCCCCGACTCAACAAAGACGAAGTAGCCTCGTCGATCTCTGGATATTCGTATAACTTGGTTGTTGGATCGACCTCCAACAGTTGACTCAACCCTCGATTGGCCAACACATCCACTTTGAGATGTTCCAGATCCTCCACTTCGTTTTTGTCCAACAGTATTTGATTGCTTTGTGAAATTAAAGATTTTGGTAATTGCCTTGTAAACATTAAGATGCCTCCACAGTGTTTTGATATGCATTTCTTTTTGCCTTTCAATTTGTTTTCTATTCTTTTTGCCTCTTCTGGATCAATGCCCAGAGACTCGTATGTGAACTTCCTGGGCAAGCGTCCCCTGTACCCTAATCTTTTAGCTGCCTCACGCCTAGCCGACTTGTCTTGATACAAAACATAGTTTGATATCCTTGCTGACTTGCCTGGCCATTTTTTAAATATACGATTCATGACCTCTTCTTGTCGATAGTGTGGATAGTCAATGTCCACATCTGGTAGATCATCTCGCTTGGGATTGAGGAATCGAGCCACAGGAATGTCCCACTGTACAGGGTCAACATCAGTGATGCCCATAAGGTAACACACCAAACTGGATCCTGCTGATCCTCTTGTCATGTGAGGAATGTCTTGAGTAATATCAAGAATATCACGGATCTGCAGAAAGTAATCTACAAACCGGAGATCAAGAATGATCTCGAACTCCTCTGCAAGTCTTTGTTGGTATTCTGGTGCGGGGGGACAGGTACGTGTGAAACGTTCAGTAAGTTTGCCTATAAGTTCTATCGCCTTTACGTCTTCCATTGTCTTTGCCTTTGTTGCCTTGTGTGCCTTGAGTTGCCTCAAACAGTAAACGTATTTATCTTTTTGCGGATTGCCAATTTAAGTTTTTGAACTATTGCCAAGGACGACCAGGAGTCAATGGAGTTGAACCGTCTTGCAACAACTTGCGATTGGCGGTGTCATTGTCACCACCGGATGCGTAGAGTGTAGGTAGATTGCCTTTTTTGAGAGTGGCACGTTTGCCATCAGCGGCACGTTTAGTTTTTGCCAATGCAAGTTTTTGTTCTTGACGTTGTCGTTTGTTTGCAAGATGAGATATTCCGTTGGCACTCATGCAAATATTTATGATGTTTCCCATGACTGAGAACCTTTGTGTTGCACAGCAAAGTCTATGTACATTTGTATTTTATGTAGTTCATCAATATTGGTCATACAACAGTGTTCGTTTGCAAAATACAATTTAACATTATTGTACAAAGCAACTTCTAGTATTTCATTGCGTCTCACAATGTCATCAGGTAAAGAATACATGCTACACATGACAATGCCATCTGGTTTTTGTTTGATGCACTGTTCCAGCACAGGTAACCATTCTAAATGTTCATTTTCAAATTGCACTGCTACACATGATATCTGTTTGTGTTGGCAGTATTCGTCAATAACTTTGCGTTGAAAATGCACTGGTATGTGTTTGTCAAAATGAGTGTTATTGCCTACATATGCAATTATGTTTTGGTTAGAATGATCAAAAGATTGTTGTTGTTCATAGTCGCCAGGTGCCCTAAAAAATCCTCCAGGTAGGCGGCCACCATACTCTTCTCCTTCAATTAACACATGCCAATCTACGGCCATACGAGTGTATCCAGTCTCATTATTAACATTGCCATGAATATGTTCTTGATGAAACAAGTGACACTGTCCTGGCTGGATGTTTACAGGTTTACATATTTTTACACATTCTGATTCAAATTGATCCTGATTCATTTTTTGGTCAATGCATTGTTTGGTCAAACGCTGTGACGATTCTGTATCAGCAATCCACATAGAGTTGGTGTCTTTACAATCAGTGAGAGCCATCCATATGGTGCGTTGTCCCCTTCCATTGTTGTAAAACACTCCTTGATGAAAAGGCAATTTTCTAGACACATGTTGTTGATTCGGAATGACACAGTTTAGAGTCGCTTGACGTTTGATTAGATATTTTTTGCCGCCAAGCAAAGGTTGAATGTACTCTTCAGCAAATTGATCAAACTGTTGTGCAAACATTTGTCTACCAAAAGCTGATTGCACATGGATAGTTAGATCTTGGATTTGTGATGCTGTGAGATGTTTGTGTACTCTAGTGAGATCATCGACTAATGGAAATTTTTCTTGTATCACAGATAACACTTGACTGGGCCATGGATATTTTAAAATATCATAATCAAGAGTTTTGTTTTCCCAACACTGATCGAAGTGCATAAAAAATATTTAATTACTGCAATTGGTTAGGACACAGTGATTGAAGTCATTGTGTTGTTGGCGTGATACCAAAGATTAAATTTTAAGTACAGATAGTCTTGGAATGATAACACCACAACTCTGTTTGCATTTTCTGTAGATTCATCTACAACAGCATCTACATAAATTAATTCTTCACTGTAGGTGCCTGGACCTACATAATCTGAAGAAGAAGAATCAGTTTCATTGCCTCCCCAACCGTCTCCCAGAGGATCCTGCCATGTTGGTTTTTTTGCTAACATGTAGGTGTGTTGTCTGGTGGAATCATACATCACGTCAGCTATGTCACCAGTTGCTGAAAAACTAATGGTGTTATTGCTGTTGACATCAAAATTGAAATGCCATTCACCTTGATGCTCACTTACAATGGCTGGTCTATAAAATGGGCCTGGTAGATCATAAGTGGAATCATTGGTAACCATGTTGCCCCACCACAAGGTGTAAGACCAATCATCTGCTGAACTGTTCTTAACTTTTGCAACTGGATCTGCCAACAGTTGACGTGCTGTTGAAGTGCCTGCACCTATGGCAGTGTTGTAGTTGTACTGAGTGGCCACAGTTTGGACATCATCAATCAATATGTTGTCTATTCTGACATCTGTGAAAGCGCCTGATTTGTCTGGTACGATTCTAATTGTATGATTGGCCTGTGACAAAGTTTGACTCCAGGTCAAAGTGGCTCCTGAATTGCCCACAGTTTTTGTGTCTTTGAGCACATCATCCACATAGACTTTGACTTCAATGTCATTGGTTGATAATATTTCTGTCGATGAGTCTTTGAAACTTTCGACATAATCGGCAAGATCACTTTGTGTTGTGTCAACAGTGTATCTTTTGCTAAGGTTAATTTTCCAAGTGCTCATATTTTTATATTTATGTGCAAATAATTCAAGATGTTACATTGACACATATGTGCTTATTTAAATACTGTTGCAATGACAGATCTTATTCTGGCCTCACACTTGACAAACACACAATCTCATGAGATATGGAAAAACAGTGTGA